GTTAAGGTGGGAAGTCTATTATACATATTTCTCCACATTTTAAAGTAATCTAAAATCATTTGGCTTTTAGTTTTTGCTCTTTCCATTTGTTCTTCTACTTGTTTTCTATATCCTGCTTTTCGTTGTGGTCGGTAGCCCGTAGTAGGAAGCATTGTTGACCTATCCCCCCTTCTTATTCTCTCGGCCATAGCGTCATGAAAAGCCCTTCTATCCTCAGCCCACGAATCCTTTCCGTATTTTTTTAATACATATACTAAGTTTTTGTGTAAATTATACTTTTCTCTGCTAGATAAATTTTGATATTCTTCCTCTGACAATATCTTACTCTCGTAATAGGCCTCTAAAGCATATTCCATGCTTACTCTCTTAGCATCTACAAAATTTCTAATTTCAATTTTTAATATTTTTTCCCACACATTTATCTCTCCTTTCTTTTGTAATGAGGTTTATTTGGTCTAATCTTCTCACTTTTTTGACTTGGACCCTTCCTCCTACGAATAATATTCTTTCTTTTCATTTTAATCCCTATCAGTAAAAGCACTTCTTGATTTACTATAAGAAGTTTTACCGACTATTTTTAAAGCCTCTTCGCTTAACTCATTCAAATGAAGGAGTTTTTTACTTTTACCCTCTTCATGTTTCTCACCCGACATTAATGTTCCATCGGGGTGTTTATGGGTGGGACCCTTCCATTCAATTGGTTTTCCTCCCTCCATGTAAAAGTGTCTTTCACCTTTACCTTTTAAAATATTTTTCCAACTCATAGTTATCACTTCTTTTTTGAATTGCCCCAGTTTTTAGCACCTACCTTCCTACATTGAACTAAGGCTCCGGAAGCATAAGCGGAAGGCCACTTCTTGTAGCGAGAACGAACCTTGTAGTAGCAAGCATCACGCTTACCACCACTTTTTGAAGCCCTTCTCCTACGGGCCTTTTTCTTTTTACGCTTAAGAATATCCTGCCAGTCGGTCATATTATTCCCTCAATCGTTATCCAAGTAATAATTAATTCGCTTCTTCATCTTAAGGATAGCATCAATATCCTTCTTATAAGCATCATACTTTGCTTGAATATTAATCCCTGTAGAATCATCCCCTACAAGAACATATGAATCATCACTAGCCAACAACTCACAAGCCACAAGTTTTGTAGCGGCCTCTTCAATGACGGCTGGAACTCTGTGATTTCCATAAGTATAGGTAATCTTAACCGAGTGTTTTCTATGCATTGGGTAGTCTGCTCGGAAAAAAATATCCCCCGAATCCTTCATGTCCCACCAAGTTTGATTACGGTCATAATTCTCCTTATCGGTAAAATCAGTAGCACTAATACCCGCACCAGTTGTAGAAATAGTGCAAGCCGACCCATCCGAACCGGGCAACAAAGAAACAATTGTCACGGTATCATCTTCCTCCAAAGAAGCATAAAAGAAATCCGAAACATCGTAGGTGCTAGTGGTATCTAATGCTTGTTTGTTTCCAGTTGCCCCTGTAAATTTAGCAGTAATAGTAGGGGGCTGTCCATTAATTAAATAGCACAATTCCTGTGCTGTTGTTCTAATACCAAACTTATTATTAAAACCACTAGTTTGACCAGCCGCTACAGCAGTTAATTGCCAAGATAGTGTTCCGATACCTAAAATTACCTGTAAAGCGTAATCGTTATCGGAAATAGTCACGGTAGAAACTGCCGACGCAACATCTCTATAAGAATCTCCATCCCAAAAAGCAATCCTAATTACTTTTCTAACATTTTCGTGTTCGGCTCTAATCTTTCCAGCGTAGTCCTCGTAAAAATATGAATACTTATCGTAAAAGTCAAAATCGTGAAATTCGTTCTCAGCAAGATTTTCTCTCCACGACTCGTTAGTATATTCATCTATGAAGTCCTCTGCCCTTCGGATTAAATCCCCAACCTCTGCTAAAGTAGGAGAGGTAGAGGTAGAAAAATCAGCAATACCCAACAGAGCGGCTACTTTTACTGCGTTTGTATAAGCACCGTTCCCATCTGTATAATTTACTACATTTAGAGAAGGGTCCGATGGAACAATAACTTTAACCATATCAACTACCCCCTATAACAGAATCTAGTTTCATTAGTTTATTTAAAAGTTTTTCCATGTAGGCTTTTTTGTTAGTATTCAATATACTTCTAAATTTCTCACCCTTTCGGCCACGGAATAATTTTTCCTTTCCGGAAGGACTAAGGTTAGTAGTTCCTACCGTCATTCCGGATTGGGTTTGGTCCATAAAGTTAGAAGGGTCGCTACCTAGATAAATTTTAACCTCAGCAGAAACATTGTAGACATAACTAATTTCAAACCCATTTTCTACCTTTTCTAGAATAAGTTTCAACTCTCCGGTTAACTCCTTTGAATATGGGGCTGACTCCGATTGAACTAGATTGTTTTCATTCCCAACCAACGAACCTCTGTATAGGGCCGGATAAAACAAAAACTTAGCAAGAGTTTTCTTGGTTTCTTCTTTTAAACTTTGAGGGTTATTTCTTACATTTTTCATAAATGCTTGGTCTTTGAACCCTGTTAAAATAGATTCAATTGCTTGCACATTTATTCCACCCTCCTCTTCTTGGGCTACTAGGTCAAAAAATTCTTCTTGCTTTTCTTCGGTATCATATAATTGTTGTGCTAAAAAGTCAATTGATGCGGTTAAATCTTTTTGCGCTCTCACCGCAGTAAAATTAACATCTGTAAAGTCCGGCTTTATTCCCCCCGCTACTTCTCTATTTTCGCCCTCTTCCCCTGTGAAAAGAACTCTATTGATAAGTTTATATTCCTCTTCTGCTGATTCTCTCATACTTTCCAAGTTTGAAGATGCATGGTTTTCTAACACGGAAATAAAATTCTCAATATCGTTTTTAATAGCCATACCTGTGTCATAAATAGTGTCCTCAAAGTCAACACTTTCCAATCCTTGAGCAATTTGCGTATCAATTTCTTCTCCGGTTGGCCTCTTATCTTTTTGTTTGTAGGATTCTTCGTCCTCTTGCTTTTGTTCACGGATGGTGTCAATAACTAAAATAAGTTCACCCATTTCATCTGCTACATCGTTAGCAAGTGAAGGGTCATTTAAAATCTCCTCCCCTTTATCAGTAGTGCTAATCTCGGATAAAATTTCTTCCGACTGACTAATAATGTTTCTCAGTTCTTCATAGCGGTCTCTTCTTGGTGGATTGGCTGAAATTTTTTTGGTAATAGCGTCCTTTAAGGTATTGTAAAATTCTGTAATCCCGTCAAAAATACCCCCGGCTCCTACCTCATCTAAGTTATATTGGCTTTGAATTTCCTGTGAAAAGTTTTCATCTCTGTCCCTACGAAGTGCTTTAATGTAGTCAAAAATAGCACCACGCTTGGTTTGCTTCTTATTTAGAAGTTTAACCTTATTAGAAGCGGTCATTTTTCTCTTAGTAGATTTTGTTCCAATACTAACAAGGTTATGAGGGATGCCCGAAATTTCTGCTGGGTTCCAATTAGGAATAGTAAGTGTATGAGTTTCCTCCTGATTAGAAGCAATTTTTGTAGCAAGTTGTTCTAAATCCCTACCGTGGTTAGCAACCACCCAATCAATTAATTCATCTATATTAATGGTAGTTTTTCTTACACCAACCTTACCCACTTCTTTAGGCGTTTTAAATCGCTCAATTGATGGTAAGGTAGATTGATTCAAGGAAAGGTCAATTTGGTTATAGATTTTATTTAACCCATCATATTCTTTAAATGTGTCAAACAATCCGCTACTAACGAGTTTATCTCTGAACCCAATTTTAAGTCCGTGGTTTAATTCACCGACTAATTCATTAGGTTCCATATTGGAAAGTTCTTGAATCCACTCCTCTTCGGTAAGTTCTTTATTAGATTTACCTTCTATTAATTTACTATCCCTGCTTCTTCTGTATCGCTTATCATCTATTTTATACTCCTTCCCAAAGAGGTTTGCTAGAACATCTGTAAGAGAAATTCTCTCAACCTTACCTTTATTATTAATAGACTTCAAATATGGCTGAATAACAAACCCCGGTGAAGAGTCCGAAATAAGCATCTCTACCATATTTTGAGCAGACTGAATAGCACCTTGCATTGTATCTCTGTTTTTTACCATTTGGATAATTTGTTCATCGGTATAGGTATTTTTACCAAACTGTTGGTGAACCATATCAACGAAGTTAGATATTGCGGCTCCTTTAGGTTTAATTAAATCCTCAGCGATTAAATCACCAATTAAGGCTCGGTTCTCATCCGAGGTTAAATCAATATCCATTTGAAACTCATCTGCGTTTCCAGCCAACAGAGTGGATAAAGTGGGACTTTCTTCATCAGCCTCTAACTTAAAAATACTAAATAACCCAGCAAAGTCCTCGTCTAACATTCTCTTATCTAAAAGAGACTTAAATGCCGCACGGTTAATAGCATCAAACTTTTCATCATCATATCCAATAAAACCTTCGTGGTCGGTTGAAAGCCAATCTACAAGACCTCGCATCAAAGCCCTAGTCTCTTTTAGTGTAGCGGCTTCTTCCTCGCCCATACCCTTTTTCCTTCCGGAAATATCAGCATTAATAAAATCAATTAAAACCTCTAAGGACAGAGCCTCAGTCCACTCAACCCCCGAAGGAATTTTTTTCTCGTAGTTTCGTAGTCTTGGAACTTGGACCATTCTCTAACCCCCTAATTGGTGAGGGCAAAGACTTCCAATGTAGTGAAATTTTCACCCACAATTTTAATTCCGTTGCGGCAAATAATTTCTAATCCTCTAATGTCGTCGCTAGAGTTAGCATCAATTTTAAACTTTCCAATTGGGTTTTCCACGGAAACAAATGTAAGCAAAGAAGCGACCTTTGCACCTCCGGTAGTAGAAACACTTAATTCAAAAGAAGTAGCATCAGTAATTGAAGCAATAGTGGCCCCATCGGGAATCCCATCACCAAAAACTAACATACCAACAGAAAGCCCTGCGGTTGCCCCCGTATTAATAGTGGGGTCGTTGTTATAGTTAAAAGGAGCCGAAATGTCGGTATTGTTATTATCAAAAACATAAACAACCGAAGCCGTCGCACCATTATAATAAATAAATCCGTCAAAGGTTCCACCGATGGATGAAACTTGTGTGTTCGCAGTAATTTTAGTTGAATTAACAGGCATAATATATTCCCTCTTGATATTAACCAAGCGGGGCTATGTTATAAAACTTACTCTTCTTCACTTTCACCCAAAGCGAGTGAAAGCAATTCTGCTTTGGTGTTTTGTCTAAGATAAACAACACCTTGCTCAGTAAGGTAATCCTGCAATTCCCTTTTAGTCATAGAAGAGAAATCGGGTAGAGGTGCGACTTCACTAACCTCCGTTGATTCTTCTAAGGTTTCCTCAACGGGGGTTTCAGCCACCTCCCCTCCCAAAATCTCAAATCCATTTCTAAGAAAAATATCTCGCAGGTCTTCCGAAACATCGTATTCGTAATTACCCAAATACGCTCTTCCAAAAATAACCTTAGTCCCGCCAGTAATATTCTTAACTCTCATTTACTTCACCTCAAAGGTTTCCGAAAACTCGCAATCTAACACAATCACCATTGGATGCGGCGGCTGCTAATTCGGTTCCAGTTGAACCAACACGAATTTCCAATTCAACAAACTTAGAACTAGCATATGCCCCAGCATCACTAGTCTTAACCGTGTATGCGTTGGTTCCATCCTCATGCCCTGTAACAAAAACAGCACTAATGTTGCTAAGACCAAAATCACTAGCCAA